GATATCCTCTGAGAGTCCAGCAAACTCGCAAGCCTCATAGATTGTCATCCCCCGATCAGTGATTACAACTCCCAGCACTTCCCGTGTCCCCTTTTCAATAATTTCTAGTTTCATTTCCTTCTCCTCGCTGTGCTTGCCTGTCGGTCAAGACTTATCAGCTTCAACAGTTTCATATTATCATAATAATCATAGCATGTCAAGCCCCATGACGTAAAATCGGTATAAACAACTACCAGTAGGCAAAGACCCTGCGCCATTTACCCCAGATCATGCCCAAATTACCCCTGTTTTAGGCTAGGCAATGGTTTACCTACTATATTTCGTGAGTGCTTTGGGTCGCACTATAAGTATTATGCAAGCATTATTTGCTATCATGCCAATATTGGCTGTTTTGTTTACCTACCATCAGACCCGGCATAAGGGTTTTTCTTTGAGGCGTAGCATGGTCTGCAAAGATCGAAGGGCATACCCCCCAGGTGTGTGATCGAGAGGGGGTACCCGGCACCCCTTGTCCGGGGTTTGCGCTGCCCGCCCGCTGTAACGATATACCCTCACGCATTTCAAAAAACAAAAAGGGTTACTTTCCGTGGCATAATATACAGGGGTGAAAAATGGATAATAAGTCCACCTTGCAAAGCAAATAAACATGTGGTATAATACATGAAACTCTAGGGGGAATATGAAAGTACGAGTTAAACCATGCGAGGAACTTCCTTCAGTAACTTATAGTGATAAGTGGGATGGTGTGGCGTTTCTACCGGAAATGAAGAGATTTTGTGGGGCAGTAATTGAGGTTGGTTCTAGTGCAGATGGCTATATCGGTGAAGGATACTTTTGGGATAAAGATTGGGTCGAGGTGGTGGATAGTGATGCTGTGCGACTAGCCGAAAGGTACCATACTGATCTACTGATAGAGATGGCAATGAATGAGCCTTTCAGGGGTATTCTTGAGACTAGCCTGGCAGACCACAGAGTACGAACTGGCTGAATCAGCAGAGAAATACAAGGAAGCTTTGATGTTCAAACTGGGGAAAGACATATCTGAATGGAGGGACACTTATGAGGTGATTGTGCGCCCTTTTTAGACGAAGAGGTATATACTCTTACTATGCCAGATATGATAAGGTATAACCTTCATCTAATACGGAGAAAGAATGAATGCCTGATAAAACAACCGACGCAATAACCAATGAGCAAGTAGCTGAAGTAGCAAAGCACTTCCCATTTGCTGAACGGAATGTGTCGGATAGACATGGTAAGATTTCGAAATTTGTATTAGAGATAAGTTTTCAGACCCATGATGAACTTGATGGCTTTTTAGAGACACAGAGAAACGGATCGGGGAAGTTGTTGGAAACTCGCCGGGACTCATAAACCAGGTTTCGTGGGTTCGATTCCCACCCCCGTCACCAATTAACAATTAAATTAATCCTGAGCGAAAAGAAAACGAAGGGACGGCTTTTATCTGAATAAGATAGGCTGTCCCTTTTTTTATTGAGAAAATATGGAATACGACATACATATAAGGCCATCTGTCACTGAGGACGGGAAGAGGCATGAACCTCAAATAAGGCTTGTTAGTTCTCAGTATAAGCGTATTGTCGTCAAGGCAGGTCGCCGTGGGGGTAAGACGTTTTCGATAGCAATAAGGGCTGTTGAACGGTTTATGCAAGGCAGAAGGCAGTTGTATGGTGCTCCTACGGCTGTGCAGGTAGATGAATTCTGGTACGAGGTCAAGAAAGCATTAAAAGAGCCGATTGACGCTAAGATATTAAGAGTAAACGAGAGTAAGCAAATAATTGAAAGGGTAGGGACTAAACAGAGAATTAAAGCTAAGACCTGCTGGAATGCTGATAGTTTAAGGGGTGATTATGGAGATGATATTTACCTTGACGAATTTCAGTTAATGGCAGAAGACACTCTCGATGATGTTTGTTACCCCATGCTGATTAATAACAACGGATCATTAGTGCTCATTTTCACCCCTCCAAGCCTTCGCTCTTCGGGGGTGAGTAAGGCCAAAGACCCTCGCCACGCAACTAAACTATTCAAAAAAGCCCAATCTGACACGTCAGGAAGGTGGGAAACGATTCACTTTAGTTCACATGAGAATCCGTTTATCAGTCAGGAAGCTTTAATTGACCTTACCCAAGATATGAGCCTCGATTCATACCGTCGTGAAATTGAAGCAATCGATGATGACATTGAGCAATCGTGGATAGTTTACGGGAAATTCAACGAAGACCTTTGTAAAATACAGAGATTCGATATCCCAAAGAGTTGGCCGACATTCTCAGGCCATGATTTTGGGCAGGCTAATCCGGCAGCGTTGTTTATGTCACGAAACCCTGGGCCTGAAGAGCCGATGACTTCTAAAGGAGGACAAATACGAGTTGGTGATTATGTTATCTGGGGTGAATATATGCCGGGCGGCGGGATGACCACCTTTAAGAACGTGGAGAACTTTAAAGATATACTAGGTAATCGCAAGTTGACTCGTGCTGTTGGAGGCAATCGAACCACAGAAGAGGAAATCAGAGAGGCTTATAAAATGCACGGGTGGCCTATTCAGGTTTCTAAGATAGAAAAACCCAATTCGCAGATAGACAGGGTTATTGGGTTGATGGAACTGGGGAAGATTCATATATTTGACGATCTTCACAATCTCTTGTATCAAATTGCTAATTGTCTCTGGGTAATTGACGATGATAATGTGCCTACGAATAAGGTAGCTAACGAACCGAAATGGCACCTACTGGCAGCTTTGAGGTACGTTGGTAGTGATCTACCTGTTGAAACCGCAATACCTGACGGAGTTTTAGGGAGAGCTTTTTACCCTAATTTGTTCTAGGAGTGTTTATGGAAGATTCAAAGATTCTCGAAAAGATAAAAGCGCAAGAATCTATCAATGAGCAAGGCGTCTGGAAGAGGCATGACACTGACTATGACTTCTTCACATTGAAGGAATACGAACTCAAGGACTACGACGGCGATGATTTTAAGGAATCTTATTCTTACACTTCTCCGGCTCCGTTGAATTTCCATATATCGTTAGCTTCGATTATCAACCAGTCTACTATGACATTTGAGGTCAATAGTAAAGAGTTTGATGATGTTCAAAGCACTGTATATGAGGGGGTTTACAGAGCGTTATGGAACTCAATGGTGTCATGGTTCTCACAAACATATCCTGACAAAGTTGGCTTGAGAGAGATTATTGAACAGTTCATAGCTCTTCGTGGCTCTGTCTGTACTCGTGTCCTATGCCAAATAGAACAAGTCATGAATGCAGATGGTGAAATTGAAGATATGCTTGTTACGGAAGCATTCCCACATGATCCTCGGCATTGTGTATGGGAAATAAGCCGTAGCGGGAAATTAGACTGGTTTTCGAGGATTGGAGAATACACAAAAGCTGAAGCAGTTGCGACTTTCGGGACTAAGCCTGAGTATGTTTCACAGATAGAATCTGCTTATGGGAACGATAGTGGAACCAGAAAAGTCCGTGAATACTGGGACAAAGATAATTATATAATCTTCATTGCAGAAAAAGCGGTTGTTAAAGACAAAAACACTAAAAGAATTGTCCCTTTTGTAGTTAAGAATTCTAAACTTGGCATTTTACTTGATTCTAAAAACTCAACCAACAAATATGTTGGTGAATCTATTCTGCAAACTCTCCGAGTGGTGATCGAGCACGAGAACCGGATTAAGTCCGTTAATTCTACTAAGCACATGGAGACGTTCCGAAGGGCATTGGCTCTTACAGGGAAAGATGCTGTGGCGGCTGCGGCTAACATGCAGGGGACTCAAAAGTCTGGGCCTGATAGTATAACCGGCGAGAGCTACCCTATTGTTCCTGTAGGGGATGCTAAGTTTGAAACACTTTACCCAGCAGAAGCATCTGCGTCAGACCAATATGAGATGGAGACTATCTTAGCCGATAAACAAGAATCTATGTTCCACGAGTTTGAGCGGGCAGTGGCGAATTCAGGCCAGCCGTGGTCTGGTGCTGCGTTGAGAGTATTGGCCGAGCAAAAGGATAAAATTCTAATACCTGTAGTCCAATCCATTCAAGAGCATATAACTGATATCTTGATGATGGCTAGATTACAAATTGTGCGGGGTGAATTATCTGGAGACTTAGGAGGCCAAGGCGAACAAGAAACGTACTCCTATGAGCAGTTTAAGGGCAAATATTCCTTCAAAGCGTGTCTTGAGGCTGAAACCAAAGACCGGATAATGGCGAATATCGCACTGGCTGAGAAGTACCTGGCGATGGGCGCACCACCTGAGATAGCTTGGGAATATGCAGGCATTAAAGACCCTCATACACTGGCAAGGAAAATCAGAATTCGGGAAATGGAACGGGGCTTTCCTGTGGTGGCTACCTACAACGCTTTGATAAGCGAGATAGAAGCCGTAGACAGTGATCCGGCGAGGGTGCGGATGCTACTACTAATAACAGATAGGCTAGCCGATATGGACATTGCGGGGAATCTCCAGGTTGACAGCCAGATTGCTCAACTGAAAGGGGTTTCCAATACGCAGGGGACGCCTTCAGGTGGTGGTGGATTTAGCCCCCCGAACCAAGTAAGAAATCAATCTGTGGGGAATGGTGAAACCGAGCTTATTCAAACGGGGTGAATTATGAGTGAGATAACAGTTGAATTTGTTCGCAAGCATTTCATAGATAAGTATGAGAAGGAAATACCCACTGGTAAAGGGAAGAAGAAACCCGGACTAATGGGCATTATAAACAAGTTCAAAAAACAACCCGAAGATGAGGGGATTAAATCTCAAATACCGGAATTGTAAATGGCTTTAACGAAAGAAGAAGAACGACGACTAGAAGTTCTGGAAGGGAAAAAGAAGCACGGGCGGATGTCTAGTGCTGAAATAGCTGAACGTACACAACTATCTAACACAAAGCGAAATGCAGGACTGTCTAAAGAGCCGGAACTTGCTGACACCCCAGCTTTTCGTGGCAATGAGTTTTCAAAGACTCACGAGGGAGTATCGAGGGATGCCCCATTAAAACATCCCCCTATGCCTAAAGACCCACTGGAAGGCATAACTTACGATGGGCCGACTCCATTTGATAACAGAATTGACCAAATGTCAACAAGGGTTGGTGCGGGGGAAACCGGGCTTGCTGAGGGTGACTTAAAAGCTGCTTATCAATCACGCAACGACTGGATTGAACGCCAGCGAGAGCTTATTTCGCTTGGGCGACCTACTGAACTGGAAGATGATTATCAAGAGGAACAAAGAAAACTAGCGTCTGCTGGTAGAATATCTGAGATTATAAAAGGGGGAACACCTTCTCCCACTTATAGAAACCAGTTAGGGGAAATAGTTCTTGGGGATGATATCTCAGCACCGCTTTCCGATTCTCTTCAAAAGCAGATAGATTTACGTCTATCTGAAATAGCCCAAGCCGCTCAATATATGGGTGGTCACAAAAGGGTTTATTTGGGAGATGACGGTAATCCTATTTTGCACCCCGGATTCACAACTGCTGATTTTATCCGTGATTTGAACGCAAGGACAAAAGAAGAATATCTTGCTGGAGCGTACACGGATGAAGACTTGGCAAATTTAGGGTACGTCATCCCTGACCAGTTCAAAGGCTCAACTTTCACGATTGACCGTAATAAGTCGGGTTCTAATTGGGATATAAGAGTCAAAACACCTACCGTAATGAATCAGGCTGATATCCAATTCGGCATCAAAGAAATGCTTGGTTATAGCAAAGGGTTGAGCGTTCCGGGCCAAGCTGGCGTAATGTCCGAATACATTCTGAATAGAGAGATAGTCCCTGATAGATTTAACGCCAGAACAGAGAGAGCGAAGCAGCTTCAAAGAAATATGGCATACGATGTCAAATGGGGCTTAGGGAGTCCTGACTATTTGATGCTAGCTGATATGTTTGCCAGTGAAGACTTTGTGGAAGCTCAACAGCATTTTGAAGATTTGAATTCTAAACTTTTGAAAGATTTGGGGATGTTCGAGTTAGGGCGAGTGAATCAAGATATCGGCCAGCCTGAGAGAGATTACAATTCATCTATGGTGGATGGAATTGTCTCGACTATCGAAATGTACGGCTCTGATTATGAAAAAGATCAATTAAAACAGTACAAGCGACAGAGAGCGTACGCCGACAACGAATGGCTTTCAACCACTTACGAGATCAATGAAGTCTATGGGATGATAGATGATTATTACCGAGGTGAAACCGCTCAACTTACCGCCGTAATGCAAATAGACGGTGATACCGAAGAGAATGTTGCTTTGCTGGACTCGTTCAATATTCAACCGAGTGACCAAACTAAAATCTTCAATAATGGTTTAACTCCAGCGGAAGCGACTGCTACGTTCAAAGTTGAACCTATTCCATTTGAGCCACCTGACGTTGAGACTATTATCCCCGAAGAAGAGAGAGGCTGGAGAAGCCCAACTGAAGAGGTTGGTGCTACTGAAAGAGGACAGATACAAAAAGCTGAACATGAGCACCAAAGTCAGGAAAGTAAACGAGTCAACAATATTCTGATTGAGTATATAAACGGTGCTAACGATAAGATAGAGATGTTTGACGAAGGCCGCAGTAATGGCGGAGTCATCTCACTGATAAACAAATCTATGATGAGGATCGTAGAGCAAACTTCTGAGAATTATGCCTATGAACAAGAATACGGCAGGAATAAATTCACCGAAGAGGAAAAATCAGCCATAGAGATGCAGCAAAGCAATCTTGCTGGAGTGATCGCCGACGGACTAGCTAATGGGACTGTAGTTTCATACGATAACCCTTTTTCAGAGGCACCTGTCTACCTTCCTGGAACGAAGGAACAGATAGGACTGACTGACGCTGAATTTAATATTTATGCTCAACAACAGGCTTCAACTTATGAATCTATTAAGAATATGCACAGGCTGAGTGCTTTGAAACAATATTCCTGCGCAGTGTTGGGTGCATGGAGTGGAGTTCTTGAAAGTGCCTTATCCGCAGCCGCATTTGGGGCAAGCAAGGTGGGGCTTGAAGGGGAAGCAGAAGGTATTGCCAGAACAGCTATCAGTTTGAGACAGTCCAGTAGAAAGAATTTCCCGCATGTCCATTCTGATATGTGGTCATTAGATTGGATGATAAACGACATGATTATCCCGAATGCCCCAATGATGATGATTGCAGGAGCTTCTGGCTATGTAGGCGGGGCTATAATGTCGCCGATAGCAGGGAAGATTGTTTCATCGTTGCCAAAAGTCTTGGGCAAAAAGCCTATTATCTGGACTGTGGAGCATTTTTTGAAAGGTGCTGGATCTGGAGTACCGCAACATTTCACTGAATCGACTTTTGAAATGGCTGGAGCATTCAACGATGTTTACGAAAGAACCGGAGATATAAATTTAGCGACTAAGGCAGGGCAGGAAACCATAATCGGGAACATGGCTGCTTTGGGAGCTTCAGATATTATTCAGTGGTCAATTCTTTTAAATTCGTCCGGTGGTGCATCAAGAGGATTATTAAGGCAAATATATAATGCCACTCAAAAAACACTGGCTGGTGCGGGGATTGAGAGCTTTCAGGAATTTGTCCAATCGTACATATCAGCTAAAGCGACTGGCATAGATTGGACCCGATCAGATGTCCAAGAAGCCATGTACGGTGGCGGGCTTATGGGTACTGGATTCATGGCACTCAGTTCAAATGATGAATTCTCTGGACGGACACAAGACGGAGAGGAATTCAACATTTCATCGGAACAACTTAACGCTCTCAGACTTAAATACAACACCATATTTGAGGACTTGGCAGTTAAGGGCGGGAATTATGTAGAAGTGTTTAATGCCTTAGATGAAATGAGTGGCACCACTGAAATGGATACCCTTGAGCAAATAATGGCCGAACTTGGCATACAGGCAGGTGAAAACTTCGCTTTGGATGTTGAATCACGCAAAAAAGGCATAGAGACGCCACAGGATGCCGCTGAGAGCGAGAAACCCATCTATGACGAACTAAACCGGTTGATGAACGATTCCGACGTCTCATGGGCAGATATAGAAAAGTCAGTAGGCTCTGAGTTAAATAGCGGCTCTTTTGAGGATGTTCAAATTGCCTTAGACCATATTACAGAGAGAATGCAAGGCGAAGCAGAGCAAGTTGTTGAGGGTGCTGATTCTCAAGTAATTGACGGTGTGAAATACGAATTAACCGAAGGTGCTGACGGAATGTGGGTATCGAGGATTTCCGAAGCATCTAGCGGAGATGTGATTTATGCTGGCCGATACGATAACTACGAAGAGGCAAGGGCTGATTACAACGGTAGTGTGGAGAAGAATGGTGGTAAGGTGGTTGAAGAGCAAGTTGAGGCTGAAGAGGCACCAATGGCCGAAGAGGAAGGTACAACCAGAATCACTCAGGCCGCATTAGAAGCAGATGTATTAGATGAAAGCCAAATTCCGGTTAAGCAGCCACGCACATGGAAGGAAGCTCAACAAATAGCTACAGAGAGGGGAATTCCTGAAAATGCAGCTACGATTGCAGCTTCGATCAACCAGAACCCACGGCCTCTCATGGATTATGAGGAAGTTGGGCTGGCTATGAGAATAGTTGAGCTTAAAAACAGAGCCAGAGCCTTGACTGAATTAACGAATAAAACTGACGATCCTGCAATTATTCAAGGCCACGAGGTAGAGATTAATAGGATGGCCGATGAAATGAGTAGCATAGCTGAAGCTATTATGCGAGGAGGTTCGGAAAGCGGGCGTAGTTTGAACCTGTTGAAAATAACACTTAATGAGCAAATGGACATTCTAACCAATCTGGCAAATGCTAAGCGAAAAAAAGGCGGACTTTTGACAGAAGAAGAGGAACGGAAAATATATGAAGTAACTGCTGAACTTGATGCAGTTAACGCTCAAGTCGAGACTTTGCTGGCTGAAAATGCCAGTTTAAGGGCTTGGAAAGGTGTTCAAGCCACTGGGGCTAAGAGATATTCAAAGATGAGTACTGCTGAAAAGGATGCGGAATTAGAAGCTCTCATACAAGACAATGAGGAATTACAGAAAAAGGGGTGTGTAATTGGCTAACAAGTGCGACCCAGTATCGGAAAATCTCTATAAAATCGCTGCCAATATCGCTTCGAGGGGTGATGTTAAATCCTTTGATGAGGTTTTTGCTAAGATGCAAACCCATTTCCCTAATATGAGGCGAGAAGAACTGGTAAAGGCTTTCAATAACTATCAAGACGCTCAAACAGCTACTAAAAACGAGATTGAGAAAGTTTGGGCAATGATAAAGGCAACGCCAAAGCTTGAGAGAGCACTGGGTGAGAAGGTAGATACATTAAGGAGCCATCTTGAGGAAGGGACTTTGCCTGAAACTACCTCAAGAGAAGGTAAAGACCGTGGTACTATCGTGGCTGAATTACGTGAAGTGAGAGATGCGCTTCGCAAAGAACTTAATAAGAGCGAACCTATGCAGAAACTACGCCTTGAGAAGGCAATCAAGCGTTTAGATGATGCGATTGCATCTGGTGATTTTATGCCGAAGATTAGTATCCCTAAAGTAGAACCTAGTAAGGAAATTCGTTATTTGATTTATCAGAGAGATAGAAAGCGCAAGCAGGTTCGGTCTGAGATATTGAGGTTGAAACCGAAAGGGTTGGAGTACAAATTAACAGAACCTTTGAATACAGTCAGAGCTATGAAGGCTAGTTTCGATTGGTCGGCAATGCTAAGGCAAGGCGGGTTTCTAGTGTTTCATCCAACCAGAACTGCCAGTGCTGCTATGAAAATGTTCGAGGCTACATTCTCAGATCAAAGAGCTTTTGAGATGCACGAAGATTTGATGAATAGAGAAAATGCGGCGTTCTATTCCAGGGATAAATTATTTATAGCTGACCCAGGTGGTGCCTTGACTCAACAGGAAGAATATTTTATGTCGAATCTGGCTGAGAAAATCCCTCTTATGGGGATAGGTATTAGGGCTTCAAATCGTGCCTACACCACTTTCTTGAATGAAATGAGGGCTGATTCATACGATGACATGGTGGCTACCCTGACAAGAAATGGAGAAGGTACGGCTATTGAGGGAAGAGCGATTGCGAACTTTGTGAATATAGCGACAGGTAGAGGCAATTTATGGAAAATGGAAACCGCTGCTACTCAAATGAATTCCATATTTTTCGCTCCTCGATATGTAGCAAGTAGATTCCAGCTTATGTTTGGCACACCGTTTATTGGAGGTACTAAGGCAACCAGAAAATTGATTGCGAAGGAATATGCCAGATATATAGCTGGCATGAGTGCAGTTTATTTGCTTGGTATGTTAGCAGGTGGAGATATAGAGCGTGATCCACGTTCATCTGATTTCCTAAAGATTCGCTTTGGTAACACAAGGCTGGATGTGCTGTCGGGGATATCCCAATGTACGGTTATCACCGCAAGAGTGGTAACACGCCAAACCAAGTCTACTTCTACGGGCGCAGTAATGAGCCTTTATGCGCCAGATGTGGAATATGGGCAAAGAGGCTTGGCTGACGTGGTGGTCAGCTTTATCAGGACCAAACTTTCCCCATTGGCGAGTGTTCCTTCGGATGCGTGGTTTGGAGAGAACGTAGTAGGGGAGAAGGTTGACTTAAGTTCTGGGTGGTACTGGCTTGAATTACCAGCCCCGTTAGCTCTCTCAGATATTGCCGAAGTGGTACAAGAAGAGGGATACCCTAAAGGAATAGCTTTTGGGATAACTGCGCTTTTTGGTGAAGGGTTGCAATCTTATCAACCGAATGTGCCAGACCCAGGCTCAAAGGCTTCACAGACAAGGAACCAATCAAAAGAAGATTATCCAGACGCCTACTCAGATAAAGAACTGATTGATGATAAATACGATTCTCTAACAACGGCTGAAAAGAATGCCTTGCCGAAACCGGAAGGATACGACAAATTCAAAAACGGCAAGCAGACAAATATGCCGTGGGAAGAAGTGGGATATAACACGAAAGCATCACTTTCTAAGGCTCAGGACATGGCTGACTGGGGTGAGGCCCACCCTGAAGCTGCCAAGGCAGAAAAGTTGAGCCAGTCATATTCAAATGTTGAATCAGTTGTGAAAAGATACCTTGAGGAAAGTCCTGATAGGGATGCTTCAAAAGACGAATCTATAATCACTGAATTCGCAGAAATAGACATGGAATACAGATCGTTACCTAGAACTGGAGAAGGTTCGATTACCAAAATAAATGAATGGCTGAAAAAACCTGAGAACGAAGACTATTTGAATGTTGTGTATTACAGCCATGCGGGGAAACTTGATTAGGCAAATAGCCGAAAGGCATTGCAATAAAATTTGGAGGGAAAACTAATGAACCCTGTGGAATCAGTGCAGAACTCTGATGACCTGAATGCGGCGACTGGCACTCCTGCTGATGGGACTCAGGCTTCTGACGCAGAAGTAAAACAGGCTTCAACCGAACCAGTCCCAAGAGAAGACTACGATAAGGTAGTCAAGGAACTTGAAGTTGTGAAGTCGAAACAAAGCGATTTTACTAAGGCAAATCAACGTGCGGTTAAGGCAGAAAAGGCTTTGGATGTACTCCAAACAAGATATGACACCACCTCAACTCGTGTTGATGAGCTTGAGCAGGAAATCCTCGCTATCAACGAAGGGAAAGAGGAAGCCAGTAAGCAAACGTACACCAACCTTAAAAAGCGACTTACTGAAGAAAACAGATTGCTTAAGGAAGACCGTGCTGCCTTAGCGAAAGAGCAAGCGGAACATTCAGAAGCCTTGAACATGGCTGCTGAAATTGGAATCCGTGAATTGGTAAAAGAAGTGGCAGAGACAATGAAAGTGGATGTAAAAAGTCTTCAGGATAGGGTAACTGATTTCAAAGTTACTACTCGTGAGGATATCGAGCTTCATGCCAAATACGTTCCAGCAGCAGCCAAACCCAACGCTACTGTTCCCCCTGTTGAACCACAACCAAGAAGCGGGGTTGGGAAAGGTGGCCCCCCCGAAGATGAATCTTTGAAGCAAAGATATCCGACAATGTTTAAGTAAATAGGAGGAAATATGACCACAGCACGAAGTGCTCTTTATTTAACAATGGCCGATTGGGCCAAAAGAACCACGCCAGATGGGGGGATTGATGATGTAATTGATGTGCTTTCTGGTAGCAACCCTTTTATAGCAGATGCAAATGTAATGGAAGGGAATCTACCAACAGGACACCAGTTTACCCATCGGTCTACTGATCCGGCAGGAAGTTGGAGATTGCTGAATTACGGTGTTGCCCCGGAGAAAAGCACCACCGAACAGTTCACCGATTTCACGGCAATTCTGGAAACCTACAGTGAGGTTGACAAAAGGGTTGCCAACCTTAACGGGAATGAAGCTGCTTTCCGAAAGTCGGAAGATGACGCTTTTCTTGCCGGGCTTCCCGATACCGTAGCGACGGCAATGTTTTATGCCAATCACCAGACAGACCCGGAGCAGCCACATGGTTTGTCGCCACGATATAACAGTACCAGTGGCGATAGGGCGAACCAGATAGTAGATGCTGGTGGTAGTGGGTCTGATAACGCTTCCATTTGGCTTATTACTTGGGGGCCGAGAGCGTGTTCGATGATTTACCCGAAGGGAAGTCAGGCAGGATTGCAGGCTAATGACTTGGGGGAGCAAACAATCACTGATTCAAACGGTTTGAAGCATCAAGCGTATGTGACTAATTTCACGTGGGATGTCGGTTTGAGCTTGATCGACCCTCGTTATGTAATCAGAATTTGCAATATTGACGTTTCCGACTTGACTACAAATGCCAGTTCTGGGTGTGACCTGTACGAAAAGATGATATCAGCTTGGGTGAAACGCCCTACAAAAGCTATCTCGATGGGTAAAGCTGGTATGGCAAAGACAATATGGTATTGCAACCCCACTATTATGGAATACCTGTGGCACCAGTCCAGAACTCCATCAAATGTCATGCTCAGGCAGGATATGGCTGAGGGAGAACCTGTATTGCACTTTGGGGGTGCGCCAATTCACATCTGCGATGCCTTGGTGGATACCGAGGATGCCGTAAGTTAAGGAGGTATGAAATGTTTTTAGATAGAAATTTACTTTTCAGTGACGAACAAGACATTGGCGCAGGCAGTGGTACGCAAGTATCAGATTACAGTGTTTCTTTGGGGACTGCCAAGAATTTGGCGAGAGGGCGGCAACTGTACTTGATTATCATCATAGACGAGACATTTGCCACGTCAACCAGTATCAACTTCCAGTTTGTGACTGATACGCTTGCGACTCTAGCGTCTCCGACTGTACAAATGGAAACAGGGGCCATTGCTATTGCCAGTTTGACAGCAGGGAGAGCACCCATTGTGATCCCTATTGGGTCTGCAATCGGCACTGAGGAACAGTATTGTGGTGTTCAATATACCGAAGCAGGGTCGAACTCAACCGCCGGTAAGGTTACAGCGTTCCTTGGTGTAGATAGCCCATAAGGATAGTCATGAGATACACGTGTTTGAGAAAATGTTTTAGTGACCGTTTGTATATGGAAGGCGGCGAATACGAGTTTACGGAAGTAACGCCTTTCATTGAACGGCATTTTGCCCCGATTGGTGTGGAAGAGGTGCTTGAAGAGGTGCCAGAAAAAGTACTCGAAACTGTGGAAGAGAACATACTTGATAGCACCGACTATCTTACCAAAGACGCTATGGGAATTGAAATCCCATTAGCTGAAAAGTCAGTTAAGGATATGCAACGGGGTGAATTGCAAGCGGCCGCTAAGGTATTCAGATTGAAAGCTGGAGGTAAGGACGCTGATTTGAAGTCAATGTTACAGCCAGTCGAAGATGCTTTGATAGCATTTAAAAATGCTGTGACATAAGGAGAAAGTATGAAGAAAATAGTATTTGTAGCGATAATGATGGTCTTGATATTAACCATCGTTCCCGCGGTGAACTTAATGTTGTTGGTTTCAGACAACGGCTATGATAGTACGCCGGAGGCTGGAACTTACCACAGAGGAGTGGAGACATTTAAGTATCTGGCGATACCGTCTGGAGGGACGCTGGACGTCGACGGGGCAGCGGTGTTTAGTTCTTCGCTGAGTGCTGTAGATATCACAGACACCGGGAGTTCGACCTTTGCGGATGCTGAAATCGCAGACCTGTCAGTTACCACGTCTATGAGTTTTTCCCAGGGAGCTTATGACAGATCCGAAAGTTTCCCGTTTGTTTCCGGGTCTGGGAATATTGTCGATAGTCCTATGGGGTGGGATATTGACGCGGAAAGTGAGGTGGCCTATTCATTCGGGGTTATTCCGCAGGATTGTAACCAGGTGCAGTCAATCATTATCTGGGCTGCTGCGGTATCTGGAGGCACCGAACACGCGGTAGACATTGATATTTACGGTGCAACGAATGATGAACCTTATAACAGCGGTTCGTATACCGCTGACGATGTATCTAGTGACACAGCGGTGGCAGCAAGCGATATTACTCGCTGGACAGTGACCGACTCAGGTGTAGCAGGGGCCGCTGGTTTAGCGGCTGGAGACGTGTTTGTAGTCAAGGTGATTGGTGCTCCGGCTTCAGGGGCCATGATTGCTACTGACTGTAGATTTATGTCGGTGGAAGTGAAGTACGACTAACTGACTAACCCGGTGGAGGGGTTTTGCTCCCCTTACCCCTCCATCGGGTGCCTAAATATGGAGGAACAACATGCCAAAATTACTTAATAATTCCCAAATTGCCACGATAGCCGATGGGGAAACAAAAACTTCTGAAATTGATATGAATCAAGCGGTAGATACCTTATTGGTCAAACTCCCGTCGCTGGCGGCTTGTTCCATATCCCTAGAAGTTTCTCCAGGCACAGGCGGTACTTTCACACAACTTGGCCCATCAAGTTACAGTGCCAACGTCGGGACAGGGGGTTTCTGGGTTGAATTAAGAGCACACAAGTTCCGTTATTTCAAAATTGTGTCCAGTGTGGCTCAAGCTGGTGGGGATGACTTCACGGTGATTGGAGGTATTGATGGGAATTAGCACAATGGACAATATATTAACCATGACCCCAAGTGCAGGAGAGCCAATATTTGAGGTTTTCTTAGCTGACGATGCGACATACAGTTTCACGGATAAAAGTGCTGGCTTTGCTTCTATTCAGCTTGGCGATACGAACAATTACCGAGCTATATTCTGGCGAGATACAAGCGGGAACATAGTGATGCTTGATTTCGGTAGCGGGGTTGAAAAGACGGACACTAACGGATATCTGTGCATTTACCAGTCAGGGACGCAGGTCATTATCAAAAACCGAACAGGCAGCGACCAGACATTGAAGTTTTTCTAGGAGGCCGAATATGAATAATACGAGAGAGAAGCGAATCGTCTTGATGATACTGCTGACCTTCGCAACATTGGTGGCAGTAGCGATTGCGTCTGGTATTCAATGTAGCAACGACGAAACCCCTGCATGGGGCGGTGGGACGTATCACGAACCGACACACTCAGGAACCACCACAATGAACGGATTCCTAGACCTGAATGACTCTGGTTCCGTTTCGGGTGATTTGGCGATTGCAGGTGATTTAAGTGCCGCCGATGGGAGCTTTGTTGATTTGGATGTTTCGGGGGATATCTCAGCCATCAATGCTGTCTTTTCGGGAACATCCCAAGCTGAATGTCTGTATTTGGTAAACGGTGGCTCAAGCTCAGTGTCTATCCGGCCATATAATGCAGGCACACTCGGATGGGGGTATAAGTTTTTTCCTACCGATTCTGTCGGTAATGACTTTTTTACATTTGACGAACATTTGATAGTTCAAGAGTCATCGGATGATGGTGACGCAACAATCATATTGGCAGGGTATAATGATCCGTCTACTGAGTATGCAACGATTGGCTATAACGAATATGTTGATTCTGTGTATGTTAGCTGTGCTGATAAGTTCGATTTCAGGGACGTGTTAGAAGTTGACATTGATAATGCGCTAGACGTTAACGGCACAGCAACCTTTGCCGAAGACGTTGAGTTTGCTGCTGGAATCTATGCAGGAACAGCTGACGTTGGTACTGACTTATCAGTCGGGGATGACCTAATCGTAGCTGGTACAGCGAGTATAACAGGTGATGCTGACTTTGGTGCAAATGTAGACGTGGTCGGGAATGTGACATCTGATGCGTTTGCTCTCCGATCTCAGCAGTTAACAGATGGGGCAACGATAGCATGGGATATGGCTTCAGGCCAGTATGGATACGTAACGATTGCAGGGAGCCGGACTCTGGCTAATCCGACTAATTCTACCATCGGTTCCAAGGCTGTACTTGAGGTAACTCAATCCGGTGGCTTGGGTTGTCAGTTAGCGTTCGGGACAGCATACGAAACGCCTGGCGGTGTTACACCTGTACTATCAACAGGAACAGGATGTATGGATTTACTTGAGTTTTTCATCAGCCGAAGCGGAACGGTAATGCTCACAAATGTAATTTATGATATTAAGTAGGTGAGTCATGCGAAAGAGTTTAATATTTTTAGCTTTAATAGCAGTCCTGATAATTGGGATTGCTTGTGCGATTGGGACGGACGTAGGAGTATCACAGATTGCCGAGAAGGAACCTATTGAGCCTCTGTTTGTCACTCCCGAAAAGATAGGAGACAAAACCTTTGTTGACACCGCCGACTACTACATTTCAGCCAAACCAGAAACCTTGTACGGCTCAGGGTGGGTTGAGTACGAGATTACCAGTAAGAAGGTAAGCGGTGACTTCGACTTGCTTTGGGGACTGAAGAACAACAGGTCTCCCAAGATTGAGCAGATTGAGATTTGGACGAAGAATGTAGCGCACAAGACTGGTACAGACACGTATGCGTATTACGATGACTATGCTCCATTAAAGACCGTACCGAGCAAAGAATCCTTGTCGGTTGAATCTGTGAGCAAATGGGACTCCGTACCAATCAAGGTGACTGCTGGAACTACCTACAAATTCCGAGTCTATTTTGACAACGACAAGACTCGCAAGACAGACGTTGAAGAGTATTACATCGGCTTCAAGCCTAGTGTGCAGACCGTAGCGGAAGCCAAAGATAGCAAGGACTTGTACATCCTTGACCCGTTTTTCGCAGGTGCGGGTGCGAGACATCCGAATCTAGTTGGTGAGTGGAAGTTTGAAGGGACTCCGGTAAGTTCGGGAACCGCTTTCGATACGAGTGGATTAGAGAACGATGGCGACATTTTCAACTGTGGCACTCAGACAGCAGGGAAATTCGGGCAAGCTCTCTATTTCAATGGGACGGATGATTATGTGGAAAATACATCTGTCAATATACCAGCGATGAAGAATGGATCAGCTTTCATGTGGGCTCAGTTAGGTGCAGGGGTTTTAACTGATGGGGTTTACCGTATATCACTAGAGGTTAGCGATGTTGCCGATCAGAACAGGATTATCATGGCTAAAACTGCGGTTAATAACCAGTTGCTGGTGCTATGGGAGGGGAACAACACCATAGAAACAACGAGCTACACATGGGTCTCCGCTGATGATGGGTGGCATCATTATGGGCTGGTGAAATCGGGGGTAGATTTGAATATGTACTTAGATGGGGTTTTAGTTGCGACAGAGGGGGCTGCTACAGATATGACGGGTAACATGAGTCGAATTATAATAGGAACGAATGACAGCCATACCCCGTTATATAAAGGCCAAATCGACGAAGCCCGCATCTACGACTACGCCCTCAGCGAGTCTGACATCAAACGGGTGATGATGGGACTGCAACCGATAGGGAGAGAATAGTGTATTACAAACAGGTTGAAAAGATAATCCGGGACGCTATTGGAGGCCATTGGATTTGGTTCCAGACAGATCACAATGGAGACAAATTGACATACCACCAAGTGACTTTAGTAATGAAGAGGATACACGATTAATGGAATACTCAAAAGCAAAAGCAATCATTAAAAAGGACATTGGCTGGCACCGCTGGCTGTGGTTCTTGAATCCGATCATCCAGCTAACTGACGGGGAGATTCCAGCGGTTACTCCAGAGGAAATGGAAGCTGATATGGCTGATTTTGTGCCAGCTTCGGAGTACCTGAAAGAGATATTTGACTGTGACGACCAAACATTCGATGAACGAAAAGAAATGATCGATAGTGCGATTAAATTATTTGCAAGAACAGTACGCCTAGACCCGATGATTGAGGTAATGAGAATGCTAGGCCATCTGACAGCGAAGATTCGGAAGGGCCGTGGATTTGCTCACAGCCACCCTCATGCGTTTTGCGTATTCCTGACTGAGACTAACTTATGGATATATGACAGGAGAACCATGATGCAATACCGTGAGGCAAACAGAGAGATTTACGGGTTAAGAGGGGCTTCATTCATTGATTTGATTTTAGATAGAGACCACAGAGATATAATCGTTATTTAGGAGGGAATTTATGCTAAACCAGCTTGATAGTGAAAATGCTGATCGAGATTTGACTTCATACGTGTGCTGCCTGACTGCCACCCCAGACGCATCAAGCCCGATGCAATGCCAAGCTCTTGTTTATCTGGGGGACGGTACAAAAAACTTAGACGGCACAGGTGGCACTTTCAAGATGAAGATTGATGTAGGGAGTCAAGAATCTCACGAAATATCCTTTACTGTGACTGCGGGGGATGTACGTTCTTATTTGTGGTCTCCGATATTCCCTGTAGTGGAAAACACCGAAGTAAAGGTGTATGTTCTCTCTCCTAATGCTGCCGATAGTGACGTTGATGTGATTGCTAAATTGTATGATTGCTTCCCTGTAAATGTTTCAAGTGGAGAAGTTGAATCAAATGTTGTCACAATGGCTAACGACGTAATTGATAACGATGTGGTCAAGGATGATACCCTGACTCCGGCTAAATTCAATGGTAATGTTCCTGCCGATGTGAACGAGTGGCTCGGCGTAGCAGTAACAGCCGATGCCAATGATGTACCAAATGAGAAGATCACCGCAATGGATAACGATAGGCTGACTATTGCGAAGCGCGGTGACGATTTGCCAGTTGATGA